ACAAAGAGTGCAGCAGCAGTTGTTTGTGCAACAGCTATTAATGGTGTAACATCTGTATCATTAAACTTTGGTAATGCACAAAACTTTAGTACAACAGTTACAGCAGCACATACATTAGCTAAACCTATAGGATGTAGAACAGGACAAACAGGTAGTATCTTTTTGACACAGAGTGGAGGAAGTGGTACAATGGCATATAACGCAGATTTTAAATTTATTGGTGGTACAGACCCAACCATGACAGCAGCTAATGGTGCAGTAGATAGATTAGATTATATTGTAGTATCAGCATCTAGTGATGGAGTTGGTGGAGATATACAAATGGTAATTTCACAGGCATACGCATAATGGGAATATTTCAAAATAATTTATTAGCAGCATCTGCAGCAGCAGCAAGTGCAGGTGGTGGTGGATTTTATTCACATCAGATAGAACAGAGCTGTAGGTTTGATGAAGATGATGGAGGTTATATGACAAGAACTCCTAGTAGTGCAGGTAATAGAAGAACTTTTACTGTAAGTTTTTGGTGGAAAAGAACTGTGATAACACATTCAGGAAATCATATGGTACCTTTTGGTGCTGATGCTAATGATGGTGGTTCTACTATTTGGAATATAAGAATGAGAAATACTGATAACTATCAAGTTGGAGCAAGTGGTGGTACAGAATATATATGGTCACCTTTATATAGAGATACTTCTGGTTGGGGTCATTATATGTTAGCAGTTGATATGACACAAGCAACAGGGTCAAATAGAATTAAATTTTATTTTAATGGTACACAGGTAACTGCTACTGATGCTTCATCTATATCTGCTCAAGATTATCAAACAGAAGTAAACAATACTACAGAACATCAAATAGGGATTATGAAATATGCTTCTAGTTCATCAGACTTTGCAGGGTATATGGCAGAGTTTATATTAATAGATGGTACAGCTCAAGCACCCACAGATTTAGGTGAAAGCAAAAATGGTGTATGGATTCCAAAAGACCCAAGTGGTTTGACCTTTGGTACGAATGGAACATATCTTAAATTTGAAAATGCAAGTGACCTTGGGAATGACAGTTCAGGAAACAATAATGATTATTCAGTAACTAACATGGGCACAGACCATCAAGTTCTTGATAGTCCAACATTTGGGAGTTAACTAAATATGGCAAGTAGTGGAAATTTTGGAACATGGAATCCTTTAAATATAGGTTCTGGAGGTAGTACATCATTAACTGTAGGTAATACAAATGCAGTTATGACAGGTGCAGACCCAAGAACTGCAGCTAATGTAGGTGGAGTTATTTCAGATACAGATGGTTATTATTTTGAAACAGTAGCAACATCTGCAGGAAGTGGTGCTTTAACATTAGGTATAATAAATGAAGACAGACATAATCAATTAACATCAGGTCAAATACATTCTCGTTCTGGTTCTTTTATGTGGAGAGGTTATGATGGTGGTGCTTTTTTTGTAGAAACTTCTTCTAATACAAGTTATGGTACATTTACTGATGGAGATATAATAGGATGGTTTATTAAAAATTCTAAATTATATGTAAAGAAAAATAACTCTGATGTTGTAGGAGATGTAGTAAATACAAGTGCAGGAATAGATATATCAGGAGGATTCTTTTTTCCTGCAGTATCAAGAACAGTTGGAGGAGGAGACCAAACATCTTCTATATTAAGAACAGATTCTGATGATTGGTCTTATAGTCCACCAGATGGTTTTAAAGGTTTAACCTCTAAAGATATGTTAATTAGTTCAGACATAGACCCTGCAGGAGATGATGGTGCAGATGAAAATCCTACTAAACAATTTAATATAGTTACTTATACAGGAGATGCTAGTACTAGTAATGCTGTAAGCAATTTAGGTTTTCAACCTGACCTTGTTTGGATTAAAGCAATAGATGATAATAACTTATATTCTAATGCTCTGTTTGATAGTTCAAGAGGTAGAGCAAAAAGTATATTTTCTGATAATTCTAGAGATGAAGATAGTAGTAGTTCAACACAAGACTTAGTATCTTTTGATAGTGATGGTTTTACAGTAGGTACTTCATATAATACTGGTTCTAATTTAAGTGGAAAAGCTCATGTTGCATGGTGTTGGAGAGCTAATGGAGGAACAACAGCTAGTAATTCAGAAGGTTCTACAACTTGCACAGTACAAGCAAATACTAAAGGAGGTTTTAGTATAATTACCTATACAGGAACAGGTAGTGCAGCAACATTAGGACATGGTTTAGAAAAAGCACCAGAATTTATAATGGCTAAAAGAAGAAGTAGTGCAGCTCAAAGTTGGAAAAATTATCATGTAGGGATAGGACCAACAAAATATCTTACATTAAATGCAGCTGATGCTGAAGGTACTAGCTCAGGTATGTGGAATGATACAGCACCTACTGATACTTTAATACATATAGGTAATGAAAGTAATGTAAGTACAAGTAGTAAAGATTATGTTATATATGCGTGGCATGGAGTTGAAGGCTATAGTAAGTTTGGAAGCTATACTGGAAATGGTAATTCTAATGGAACATTTGTCTATACAGGATTTAGACCACGTTTAATATTTACGAAAAGATTTGATGGAGGTTCAGAAAATTGGGGAGTATTTGATACTGCTAGAGCAAATTATAATCCAACTTCTGCACATTCAGATGGACAACTAGTTTGGGATTCTAATGGTGTAGCCACAGCAGGTTCTACACATGGTGTAGATTTTCTTAGTAATGGTTTTAAGCTACGTGGAACTGGTGGTTTAAATAATCAAAGTGGTGGTACGTACATCTATGGAGCATGGAGTGACGTGCCATTTAAATATAACAATACTTTTTAAGAGGTGAAATAATATGTGGGCTTTAATAAAGGATAATAAAATAGAACAAATATATCAAAGACCAAAATCTTTGGTAATAGGTGAAGTTCGTTATCCATCTAATATGTTTACAAAATATACAGATGCAGAGAAAGCTGCTATAGGAATATATCCTGTAGAAGATAGTGGTACAAAAGGAGATGATAGATTTGAAAATACTTCACAAGCTACATATAGTTTTAGTGCTTCTGATAAGAAAGTAACAACATCTTATACAATAACAGCTAAGTCTTTAGTAGATGTTAATGATGTAGATAAAGATGGTAATGCAATAAAAGATTACAAAGGTAATCAAACAGTAACATTAGGTTTAAAAACATTAGCTAAAAATTTAACTAAACAACGAGCTAATAATTATATATCTAGATTTAATTGGTTAGTAGAAAGATTAGCTTATGATAGTAGTAAAACTATACCAAGTGCTGTTGGAACCTATGTAGGAAATATTAAAACAGACTGTGCAGCTATTGAAGCAGCTATAGATGGTGCAAGTGATATGGCAGCATTTAAAGCATTATATGAAGACACTAGAGATAGTGATGGTAATGTAACAGAAATAGCAAGAATAAACAGATGGAGTGATGATTATGACGTTAAAACGTACATACGTTAAGATTAAAAGATTTTTTAAAAGATTAAAAAAAAGATTATTTGGTAAGCTTTGCCAATGTAATGATAAATAGGAGAAATAAATGGCATCAACATATACAAGCAGGTTAAGACTAGTAAAACAAGGAGATGGAGATAATCCAAATACTTGGGGTACTGTATTAAATGATGGTATGATAAGTCTAGTTGATGATGCTATTGCAGCTTATACTACAGTAGAAATAGGAGCTAATGCTACAGTAACTTTATCAGCAGTAGATGGTTCAGGTGATGTACCACGTTCTGCTTTCTTAGAAGTTAAAGGTTCAGTAGGTGGAACTAATACAACAATAACAATGATAATACCTGCTCAATCTAAAAGCTATGTTATTAATAATACAGTTTCTGCTAATACAACTGCAAGTGATATAGTTAAAATTAAAACTGCTAGTGGTGATGGATATAATATTCCTTTTGGTGCAGTAGGTTTAGTTATATGTGATGGTACAAGTGTATTTCCTACTAATGCTAAAGGATTAGGATTAGGTACAGCAGCTAATGCAGATGTAGGTGTATGTGCAACTAATATTGCAGATGTATCTTTAGCAGATATTAGATATGTAAGAACTTCAGTAACAGCTAATACAACTGTACGTGGAGACTTTGTAGTAGAAGCAGGTTCATTAAAAGTAGGAACATCTGCTAGAGCTTATAATCCAATAACAACATTAACAGATGCTGCAAGTATAACAGTAGACTTTGCATTAGGTAATAACTTCTTAGTTACTATAGGTGGTAATAGAACATTAGCAGCACCAACTAATGCAGTAGCAGGTCAAACAGGAAACATATATGTAATTCAAGATGGCACAGGTTCAAGAACATTATCATATAATACAGCATATCAATTTGTATCTGCTGCAGTACCTACATTAAGTACAGGTGCAGGAGATGTAGATATGTTAATATATAGTGCAAGAAGTGCATCAACAATAGATTCAGTATTATTAAAAAACTTTGATAGGTAACTAATGGCAAAGTCCACTCTAACTAAAATGGATTTCAAAGCTGGAATCCAAAGAGAGTCCACACAGTATGCAGAAACAGGTTCATGGTATGACGCTGATAAAGTACGTTTTAGAGCAGGTAAGCCAGAGAACATAGGTGGTTATGCAACAAAAGTATCTGCATCTTTTAATGGTGCAGGAAGAGATTTAATTACATGGTCTGATAATGACCAATTTAAAAGAGCTATGTTTGGTACATCTCAAATGTTGTATGAACATAATGGTGACCAGATATTTGATGTTACTCCTGTATCTGCTAGTGTAACATTAGCTAGTGCATTTACTTGTGCTCTTAGTGTTAATACAGTAACAGTATCTGCAACAGCTCATGGTAGAACAACAGGTGACTTTGTATTCTTTACAAGCTCTACTACTATTGGTGGTAATATATTATTAGGTACAGATACATATCCTGTAAGTGTTATTAATTCAAATACTTTTGCTATTGATGTTGCAACTACATCTAGTGTTGCTCAATCATCTTCAGGTAGTGGTACTATACATTATTTAATTGCTAATGGTGTAGATAATGCAGCAACAGGTTTAGGTTATGGAGCAGGTTCTTATAATGCAGGTGTAAGTACAGTAGGAGGAAGAGCATGGAATAGTCCTACTTCAGCAGGTGCTAGTGACTTCTTTAGTCAAATAACACAGTGGAGTTTAGATAACTGGGGTGAAGATGTGATTGCTAATCGAAGAGGAGGTACTATATATTATTGGGATGCTGATGCATCAACAAGTCCTTTAAGAGCTGTTAAAGTTTCAGGTAGTACAAACTCTACACCAACAACTGTAAATTCAATTATTGTTTCTCCTAATGATAGACATCTTATTACATTAGGAACAAATCAATTTGGAACAACAGCATCACCTACAGGAACATATGACCCTTTAACTGTACGTTGGTCTAATCAAGAAGACTATACAAACTTTGTTCCTTCTATTAGTTCTACTTCAGGTGAAGTAATTCTTACAGATGGTACAGAAATAGTTGGAGCTAAGAGGTCACGTAATGCTGTTAACATATGGACAGATAATTCTTTATGGGCTATGTCTTTTGTTGGTCCACCTTTTATATTTAACTTTAATCAGTTAGGTACTAATTGTGGATTGATAGCACCACATGCAGCAATAGATTATGATGGTGCATCTATATGGATGGGACATGATAACTTCTATATGTTTGATGGACAAGTTAAGAACTTAGATTGTACTGTAAGAAGATTTGTATTTGATAGATTAAACATGGACCAGAAAGATAAAATATTCTGTGGTATTAATTCTGAGTTTAAAGAAGTTATATGGTTATATCCTTCTACTAACTCTACTGAATGTGATAGTTATGTTATCTATTCTCCTACAGAAAATTACTGGACAATAGGTTCTAGTATCTTTACAACCTTTGCAGATAAGAATGTATTTAGTAATACTATAACAACAGGTACAGTAGGTACTGCTAATAATTTATATAACAATGAACCTGATGGTGTATATACAGCAGATGGTGTATCTCAACCTTCCTTTATTGAATCAGCAGATTTTGATATAGCGTCAGGTAATGATATAATGTTTTTAAGTAGAATTATTCCTGACTTTGATATAAGTGATGGTTCATTAAGTTTCTCCATTAAGACTAAAGATTTTCCTGAAAGTGGTACAGCTAGAGAGAAACCTAATCCACCACATGTTATTACTAACGCAACAACTAAGATAGATATGAGAGCTAGAGGTAGACAAGGAAGAGTAAGAGTATCCTGTAATGCAGCGAATACAAGCTGGAGATGGGGTTCAATACGTTTAGCTATACAACCAGATGGTAGAAGATAATGACAACAATGTACAATACAACTGGTTATGACCCTGGTGCTTTTTTAACTAATTTAAAAAATACAGCATTACAAAAGTATAATCAACAAATGGGAGCTTCAGGTGGAGCTGCAGATATTGCAGCAAAGACTGCAAGTTTACCTAATCCTGTATTTAGTAGAAAATATAATCCTAATCCAACAGGTTTAGATAGTTTACCTATAACTGGTCAAGAAATTTTACAAGGATTTAATAAAATTAATCCAATGGCTATGGTTATTGAAAAAGGAATAAATCTACCTGAAATTAATGAGTTAGAATATCAATATGGACCAGGATATACTGGAAAACCTTCTGATGCAAGACATATGGCAGCTGCTAATAATATTAGTAATGCTGTAAGTAATCTTATTGAAAAAGGAAGTCTTGGTCTAGTTCCAGAATCAGTTTCAACTTTTATTGGAGATGCTACACCTAATGTAGCAGGAGGAATAAAAGAATTAATATCTTTAGGATATAATGTATTACCTACTGGTGATATAACACCTTCAGAAGCTATTGATATGTTTAAAGAAGATATAGCAGCTAATTATCAAGGAAGTTTTGGAATACCTCAAAATACAATGACTGCTAAAGATATATATGAAAAAGTTTATAGTGAACCACAAGAAGAAATTAATTTTTCAGGATTACCTATTCAAGTAGGTTCTATATATCCTAGTTATTTTGAAGATAAAGAAGAGTTTGATAGAACTGGTAGAGGAGTATATGCAGGTAGACCTGTATATTATTCAGAAGGTCCTGACTTACCTCAAGGAGGTTTAGTATATTCAGGAACTGCAGAAGATTTAGAAAATTTTTATAGTAGTATGCAGTAATGGCTAGATACCCAGAGTTACCAAGATTTGTACAAACAGAAGATGATGCTAAAGAGTTCTATCGTTATGTACAACAATGGGGAGCAGCTTTAATTAATCAGTTAGATACAAGAGACCAAGAAGTAAATAGAAAACCTTCTACTAATATATATGCTGTTGTAACTATAACAGATATAGGTTTACCTAAGAAAGGTGATATAGCATATGCAGCATCAGCAGGTAAATTTAAAGGATACGTTAGTACAACAGCAACACAAGCATGGGAAAATTTAAACTAATATGAAAAACAATATTATTAAATTTCCTAAAGCTAAAAAAGAACTTGAAGAAGATAATAATGTTATAAGTAAAGAAGAAATATTAGAACAACAACACCAGCTTATAATACAACAACAAGAAATTTTAAAACAAAGAGAAAAAATACTAGAGATAATTAATGAAAAATAAATACTCACAACAAGATTATCTTAAAATCTTAAACAGTCCTTCTAGTACCTACTTTGGTTTAGTTAATAGAGGTATGGTTATTCCTAATGTAAATCGTTTAGATAAACTAAGTACTGTTATGAAAGATTTTCCTAAGACTAATACTTTTGTAGCTAATAATACATTAGCACAATCTAACCCTTATTCACCTAATCAAGTACTACGGAAGAAAAAATAATGATGATGCAACCACAACCACAATTAAATAGGATACAGCAAATGAATAATATGATGCAAAATGTCAGGAGAGATGATGGTCTTTCTAACCTTATGGCATTACAACAAATGCGACAAATGAGACAACCTCAAATGATGCAACAACCACCAACTGTATATAATGCACAAGGTGGCTTTCCTGATTTAAGTGGTGATGGTACAATAACACAAAAAGATATATTAATGGCTAAAGGTGTTATAGAGAGAAATCAAGGAGGACTTACAAGTTTACCTGTGATAAAAGCTTTTTCAGGTTTTAGAAGTTTTAAAATACCAAAACCTATAAGACAAATAGGTAGGACTGTAAGTAAAGGTGCACAAATGATTGGTGGTGCAGCTCAAGATGTTGTTGATGGAACATTGTCAGGTGTATCAAGTGCTTTAGGTGGTGGTAAAGGTACTGGTGATTTTCTTAAAACATTAGCATTAATGGCTGTAACTAATATATTAATTCCTGGAGGTGGTCCTTTAATGACTGCATTAAAAGCTTATGCTGTTCCTTCATTAGCAACTGGAGGATTAAATGAACTTACTTCAGACCCTTTAAGACAAGATAAATTACTAAGAGCTGCTGCAGCTGGAGCAATGCATTATGGAGCTGATAAGTATCAAGCTTATCAAGCTAAGAATGCACCTGACCCTACTTTTTCTGCAGATGCAGTTAAAGGTACTAGTCCTGAATTACAATATGCAGATAAATCAGGTGGTATGTCTTCTTCAACAACAGGAGGAATAGATTCTGGTAGTTTATCTAGTAATTATGCACAAAGCAATATAAATAATCCAAATATGTTTGAAAGAGGAATAGATACAGCAGGAGGTTATATAGATAAAGCAGGAAGTTATGTTGATTCTGCTGTAAATACAACTAAAGATTTTCTTGGAAAAGAAATAGTTCCAGGAAGATATGATGTAGCTCAACTTGGTAAAGATGCAGTAACAGCATATGGTACAACAGAAATTAAAAAAGAAATAGATGCAGCTAAAAAAGCATATCAAGATGCACAAGGACTATCAGAACAAATACAAGCAGAAGCTGAAGGTAGACAAATGACTGCTAGACAGTTTGCTAAAGCAGCTATAGAAGACCCAGTTAAATATTCTTATATTTATAAGTATGGAGCTAATCCACAAAGTGTAGCAGATGTTTTAAATAGAATGTATCAAGGAACAGAAGATACAGAAACTGCTCAATACTTTGAGCCTGCTACTTATACTACAGAGTCAGGAAGACTACCTGGAGAATTAGCAGCAGCTACAGGTGGTGGTATCTCAAGTATTATTAATAATGCAAGAGGACAGAATAATCAATTCTTTCAAGGACAAGTACCTAATACAACAAGAGATAAATCAGATGGTATGAGTGATAATGAAACTATGTTAATTACTGATGAGACAGGACAAAAGCCTAAAGGTATTATGAAGATAAGTGAAAAAGAATATGTTGTATCTGCTCCTGATATGGCTATACTAGGTAATGGAGACCCTAACGCAGGAGCACAAGCATTGGATGAATTTAGAGAAGGATTACGAAAAGCTGCATATGGAACTAAAGCACATCAACCTAGACTTAACCCAAGAACAGCATTACAATCATTAGCAAACAAAGCATTTGGATAAGGAGTAAAACAGAATGTCAATATTTTCACCACAGTTTCCTAGTCAACCAACTCCTGCTGGAGCAACAGTTGCTACGACTCAGTTTCCCACAGAGTTAGCTCCTTTTATAAAAGACATATTAGAAAAAGCTAAAGCACAACAATCAGATGCAAGTTATCAAGCATATACAGGACCACAATTAGCACAGTTTACAGATAAAGAAACTGCTGCTATGAATGCTATTGTAAATCAAGCAACAGGATTAGCAGGTACAGATGTAGCTCAAGCTTCTCCTTATTTTCAAGGAGCTAAGACTGCTGTTGAAGGATTAGGACAACAGTTTACAGGAGACACAGCACAACAGTATATGAATCCATATCAACAAGCTGTAGTTGACCAAGCTAAAGCTAAAGCTGTAGAAGATTATGAATCTAAGATAGCACCTGGAATAGCTGCTCAAGCAGTTGCTTCACAACCTTTTGGTGGTTCAAGACAAGCTATTGCAGAAGGAATGGCAAGACAAGACTTAACAGATAAATTAACTGAGATACAAGAGAGAGGTTCAGCAGATGCTTTTAATCAAGGACGAGCTGCCTTTGAAGCCCAGAAAGCTAGAGAGTTACAACAAGGACAACAGTTTGCTCAGTTAGGACAAACTATACCACAACAAGCTTTAAGAGATTTAGCGATACAACAACAGATAGGTGAACAAGAAAGACAACAAGAACAACGAGGATTAGATTTAGCTAAATCACAGTTTATGGAAGAAAGAGAATTTCCAACTAGAGCTTTACAAGAATACTCTGCAGTAGTTAGAGGATTTCCTTTTCAACCTTCTACTTATACAGCACAAACACAATATCAACCTACACCTTCTATAGGTTCACAACTATTACAACTTGGTGGTGCAGGATTAGGAGCTTATACACAATTTGGTGGACAACTTCCTAAACTATTTGGTGCTACTGGTGGTGGTATAGCAGATATTATACATAATCAAGAAGGAACAAATGAGCAGAATACAGGTCTTACTGAAGAGTCAGCTTTAACAACTACTTTTGAAAATAATAAAAGAGGATTTGATATAGTAAACGGAGAACGTGTACCTATAAGTTCAGAAGAATTTCATAATAGATATGGTATAGGTGGCACACAAAGAACAAATATAGAAAGTATAATAGCTCCTGAATTTTTACCTACTGAACCTGCTCCTTTTAGAATACAAATGCAAATGGAAGAAAGTGCACAAGGAGCTCCTATGGGTGGACCTTTACCTTCTCAAGAAGAAATGCAACAACAATTTTTAAATGAGCAGTTACAAAATAGACCAGCTTTTTATAATCAAGGTGGTTTAGTTACTGTTTATAATCAAGCAGGAGAGAATGACCAGAATGTAGAAGAAGACTCAAATTTAATTAATGAAACATATACAATGTCAGAAGTTCCTGAAATTTCAGGCACTAATATAATACCAGATATATCTTATACAGAACCTAGTGCATTAGATATACAAGAAAGTGCAGCTTTTTTAAAAGGTATACCTGGATTAGATACAGCTGTTAAATCATCTCTAGATAAATTAACAGAGAATAAAAGTATATATGACGCTAAAGCTTATAAAGAAGCAATAAACCCTAATAAAGGTTTATTAAAAACTACAACTTTAGCACAAAAAAAATTAGAAGAACAAAGTGACCCTACCTCTAAATATAGTTTAGATAAAGAAGAAAAAGATAAACGAGCAGCACAGATAACTTTTGGTCAAGGCATAACTAAAGCAGCTTTAAATATAGACCCTAATGCTTCTTTTGTACAACAGTTATCTGGATTAATAGGAGGTATTGGTAATGCTAAAGGTCAATCAACAAAAGAATATGATGCATTAACTGAAGAAAATATTAAAAATCAAATTAATGCAGCATCTGGTGCAGTTGAATTAAATACAAATTATTTAAATACATTAAATCAAATTGAAGAAAATGTTATTAAAGCTGATGCAGCTGAACAAAATAAACATTTAACTTTAGTTAATTCACAGATTGATAATTTAAAAACATATAATATGTTAACTGGAGATATTTATAAACATAAAGGAAATTTAGAATTAAAACTAATAGACCAAAAACTTGCACGAGCTCAAACACAACTTGACAGAGATGAATTAAAAGTAAAAAGAGCTGAAGTTATAAATAGTATTAAAGCTGCAAATGTTAAATCTGCATTAGAATCTATTCAAACTAATACTGATAAAAATTATAAACTAGGTAGTTTAGAACTAGAAGGTAGAAAAATATTATTAGATTATAATGCTACTATTAGTGCATTAGATAAAGATAAAATATTAGATGCTGATGATGGTAAAAAAATTATGCAAATAACTCTTAATTCTTTTGGTTACAGATATAATGATGAGAATCAATTAGTTGGTGAGGGTGGTTCAGCTATAGAAAATCCAAGAGATTTAGCAGCTTTTAATGCTGCATTATCTTATGCTATAGGTGAAGCAGGTGTATTAAAAGCTAGTGGTAAAGCTGTATTAGATTCTGAATTACTAAATAATATTCAATCTTTTCAAGAAAATAGAGCAACAGGATTAAGTCCAATACTAAGAGCTGCTATTCCTATGAATACAGCTGTTAAAACAAAGTTGACAGAAGAATATAATAAGTTTGTTGGAACTAGAAATGAATTTAATGCTTATATAATAGGACAACTTTCTAATCAAGATGGAACTTATAATCCTACTAATACTTTAGGAATTGAACTTAAAAATATGGCTGCAGACCAATGGCAACAATTAAGTAAAGCTATACAAAGTGGACAAAGAGTAATACCACGAAATACAAGGAATAAATAATTGACAGAAAATAAACAATCTTTATTTAATATAAATGATTTTATTACTAAAAAAGATTTTTTAGATAACTCTACTCCTAGTTTAAAAACTATTAATAATAATAGTGTAGGAAAAAGTTTAATAGAAATGGATAAAATATTAAATAATGTTCCTTCATCTTCTATTAGTTCTACACCTATACCAGTAGAAAACACAGGAGAAATTTCTCCTAGTTTAAAAAATATATTAAACTCATATAATATTAAACCTCCTGTAGATTCTTCTCCTGTTGTAGATGAACCTAGTGAAAAAGATAAATCATGGTCTGAAGATGATTTAAGAAAAGATAAAGGTTGGATTAATAATGCAAAAACTATTTATAAGTATCAAAAAGGTAAAGACTTTGAAGGTACAGATAAAGAAGTTGCATCTTGGTTATTAAATAGACATACAAGATTAGGTAATAACTTTACTAACTTAGGTTTAACAGCAGCTCAAGCAGATAACATGGATGAAGATGTAAAGAATGCTTGGGTAGATTCTATTGAAAAATATGAAAACTCTGATTGGACTTTACGTGGATTCTTTAAGGGAGCTTTTTGGTCTGTTGCTGATTTACCTACATTATTATCAGGTGGTTCATTACTCTTAGCTAAACAACTAGGAGGAAAGTATGCAACAGCTGTAGCTAAACATAGCTTTAAAGAAATGTTAAAAAAGAATTTAAAAGATAAAACTATTAAAGAAGGTGGACGTAAATTAAGTAAAGACCAGATAGCAGAAGTAAGTAAACAGACAGGTAAAGAAGTAGCTAAACGACAAGCTAAAACTGGTGCAGTTATAGGTCCAGCTTATAGTGGTTTGTATGATGTTATGTATCAAGATTATAAAGGTAAGATAGATGAAGAGTATGAGTATAATCCTTATAATACTGGTATAGCATTAGCATTTGGTCTTGGTTTTGGTACAGCTGCTCCTGTTGGTTTTACTCGTGCAGGTGAAAAACTATTTCGTAATAAAAGAGTAGAGAAAGCTTTTGCTAATCCTGATGAATATACACGAGAAATAAAATTAAAAGATGCAGATGTATTTGACACTGATGAAGAAAACTTTTTAGCTAAACAACAAAAAGAAGGAGTTACAGCTCCTAATAAAAATACAGATACTCAAGATATTTTAAGTGCATTAGTAGCTCAAAAAAAAGTTGAAACAAATGGTAAAAAATTAAAAATTTTAACAGAAGGTTCTGGAGAATATAAAGAAAAAGCAAATCAAACAGACTTAGGTAATGATATAGATGATGGAGGTATTTTACAAAAAGATAAAAGAGGTAGAAACATAAAAGTAAATTATAAAGCAATACCAGAAAAAAAATATTTAGAAAAAATATTACCTAAAGATACAGAAATAAAAGCTAAAGATTTAGCACCAGTTGAAGAAAATGCACCTAAAGGACAGTTTGCTTTAGATTCTGAAGTAGGACAAGCAGACTTTGATGTAGTACTTGGAGCTAATTTTTTAGGACAATTAAATCCTGCTCAAGCAAAAGTACAAATAGAAAAAATGGCTGATAGTGTAAATGCAGGTGGTGATTTAGTTGTTAATGTAGGTAAAAGAAAACAAGGCAAACCAATAAGTGAAACAATTATTACAAAAGGAGATAAGACACTTAGAACAGGTGAAAGTAAAAAACCTGGTGAAAAGTCTAAAGATTTTACAGAAGAAATTACTGAACAAGATACAGTACTTGCAAAAGAAGAAATTGGTGTTAATAGTAAACAAGTTAAAGCTTTATTAGAAGATAATTTTGAAGAAGTAAAGCCTGTTAGTTGGGACAAAAAAAAGAAAACTTATGTAGATGATAAAAATTCAGATATTTTTATAGCACGTAGAAGATATACTGTTGATGCTAATTTACTTGGAAATGAAAACTTAACAAATAAAGATTTTACTTTTAAAAAGTTATTTAGTTTTGGACCTAAAATAAATAAAGATAAGATTAAATTAAATTTTACACAAAGTGCAGGTCTTCCTAAAGAAATATCTGAAGCTATAAAAGTTGCTAATAGATTAACAGAAACAATAAAACCTAAAATTAGAAGAAAAATAAAAGTTTTTAATACTGCTGTTCGTGAAACAATAGAGACAGTAGGTGATGGTAGAAAATGGAAAGACATGACTCCTAAAGAAAGAGACTATGTTAATCATATAACAACACAAATATTTCGTGGTAAAAATAAATACATATCTCCTGATGGAGATAAAAAATATAGTCGTCTTGATTATGTAAAAGGAAAAGATAAAACATTAAGAAATGCTGACTTTGATGATTTAAATGCTGACCCTATTGAAAGTATTTCTCCTAGAGTTATAAAAGCTATTGAAGATTTACGTAAAGATATAACTACCTTGCAAAAAAAAGCTATTAAAGAAGGACTTATTGAAAAAAATACTCCATTATTAGCATCATTTAAAAAAAGTATGGGAGAAGGTACAACTGTTGATAATATAGATTTACATGTTCATAGACAATATAGAATAATTGACGATAAAGGATGGAGAAAAACACTTAAAAAGTTTTATCCTGAACGTATTGCAAGAGCTAAAAAATATTTTAAAAGTAACTTAGATAATGATACTGAGTTAGCAAAACTTTCAAATTCTATAAAAAACTATCAAGACTTAAAACCTTATTTTAAAGAAATAATTTTACTTGATGAAACTAAACCTAAAGATGCAAAACGTATTGCAGAAATATTAAATGCAAAAGAGGTTAAGTCTAAAGGTATAAATAATGTACAAGACTTTCAAGCTAAATTTGTAAAATCTGAAGAAGATTCATTAGATGAATTAGTTAATTCTTTTTTAGATAAATATTCTCCTGAAGAAGTTTCTTTTTTACGTAATAAAGGTGATTTTAATAATATTAAACCAGATGCTGATATTTTTACTAGTCCTTCTGCAAAAATTAGAAATACATTTTATAAACGAGGTAAAGTTCCTTCTCCTTTAAGAAGTTTAATGGGAGAGTATCAGAATGTAGAAGATAATTATGTACAAACTTATTATAAGTTAGCACAAAATGTAGCAAACTATAAAATGGAAAAAGATATACAACGTATATTAAATAATAGTATTAATCCTGAAACTATGGAAAGTAGTTTATTTCCTAATGTAAAGTTTATTAGAAAAGAAGGAGATGTTTCTGTTGCTGCACCTGAAGGATATGCATCTTTAACAGATGCTACTAGATTACCTCAATTTACTAAAGGAATAAATGTACCTCTTAGAGAAATAGACCCTAAGTTTCAACAGAAACCAACAGAACTTTATGTTCCTGAAGTTATTGCTGATGCAATTAAAAATGGTAATGATGTCAAACCTTTACAAGCAGATGGTTTTTTAGGAAATGCATGGAGGTTTTTAATAGGAGCTCAAGCTTATAGTCGTTTAGCTGTTACTGCTTTACGTCTTAGTGCTTATCCTAGAAACTTTGCAGGTGCAGGTATTAAATCTTTAGCTAATGGTAATCTTAGTGCTGAAGCAGTAAGAGAAGCTAATAAAGTATTTAAAGTTCTTAAAGGTTTTGATGACCCTAAATTTAATAGTTTATTTATGAAGCTTACAGATTTAGGATTAGTAGGACAAAGTACTAGAGCTGCTGATATAAGAAGTGCTTTTAATGAAGCAGCTGATAATCCTCTTAGACTTTGGACTATGGATTCTTTAACTAATACACAAGGATTAAAAGATAATCCTGTTAAAAGTGTTAAAGGTTTTTTAGATAAAAGCCAACAATATTTATTAGATAGATATCAGTTAATGGATGACTATTGGAAAGTCTACACATGGGTAGCTGAAAGAAATAAATATAGAGAAGTTTTATTAGATGACCCAGAAATACTTGGTACATATAAAATTGGTCAAGACAAGATAGCTAATTTTAATGGTAAAAAAGTTGGAGATGTTATTAGTCCTGATGATATTAAAAGAGGTTTTGATAGTGATGAGTTAGATGTAGCAAAAGGTAAATACAAAAAAGTTACAGTTAGTTATTTAGATGACTATGCTTCACAAGTAGTAGCTAGACATATGGATAACTATGGAGAGTTATCTAGATTTTTAAAATCAACTAGAAGATTTCCAGTAGCTGACTTCTTATCTTATAAAGCTGAACAAGTACGAACTACTTGGAATACATTAGAAGATGCTTTATATGATATTAAACGAGGAATACAATTACAAAGTGAAAGTGGTGGTACTAGAGGTGGTGCTCAATATATGGTAGGACTTAAAAGATTAGGTTCTATTATAGCAACCTTTGGTATAAACTCTTCTATGCCTGCTGCTATAACATACTTTACATTAAGAGAAGGTTATGAAGAAAATGGTAGTGATACTATTAAAATAGATGGTAAACTATATGAAAATCCTGTAACAGTAGACCAAGCTATGAAAGATATTTCTCGTGCTGATTATCAAAAAGGTGCAGCTTTTGTTCCATTAGGAAAACAAAGAAAAGATGGTACATATTCAGCATTAGATTATAATCGTATTAATCCTTTTGCTCCTTTACAAGAAAACTTTAGTATTATTATGCAAGCATTTGAACAAGGTGGTTTAAGTCTTTCAGAAAAATTAAGTGAAACTATGAAGACAACTATGGTTAGATTATATGAAGAGCTTGGTCCTAGTATGGTATTAAAAGCTTTAATAAATGTATCTCAAGGACGAGATGAATTTGGTAGACCTCTTTCAAATGCTTATGAAGACCAAGAAGCATCAACAAAAGCAACAGCATATTTAAAAGAAGCTGGTAAAGTACTTGTACCAGGAATAGGTAGAGATATAAATTCACTTAGAAAAGTTTTAAAAAAAACTGAAGGTAAAACTTTTTTTAAATATAAAGATATAGAAGGAGAAGAAAGAAGAGAATCGAGAAGTGCAGGAGGATTTCGTAAAAAACCTGTTGATGAAGTATATAAAGCTGTTGGTATTCCTATAGTTGATGTACAACCTTTAGAGTCTATGCCTTTTAAATTTGCTAATTCATTAAAAACTATTCAAAATAGTTCTAAAATATTTTTAGATGAGTTAGTTACAGATGAAACTTTAGATGTAAATAGAATTGTAGATGCATATAGAAAAGCTTTATTAGAAGAAAAAAAAGGATACAATGATTTAAGTTTTGGTTTAATAAAAGCTAAAAGAATTATGTCTAATGAAGAAATAACTAGAAGTCTTACTCTTAATAAAAGTGACCCTTCAAAATTTAATACTTATTTTAAAAAAATATTAAAGTTACCTTCTAAATATAAAGTAAGTGATGGCTTACAACCTAACTCAAAACAAATAGATACAAGATTAAGAAAAATAAGATACAATAGAAGAGGAAAAAATTATCCTAAAGAATTTGACCAAATAAGACCATTATTAAAAGAAGTATATAACAGTATTAATGGTTCTGAATATAGTTATGTAAGTAAATTAAAACCAAAGGAGAAAGATTAATGCAGGATATGACTATGATATGGAATGCTGTCTTAACTATGGCTATTGGTGGATTCTTGTGGTGGATACGTTCTACTTCAGCTTCTATATCTAAAGTCAAAGATGAGGTACATGCAGCACGAGAACATGTAGCCTTAACATATGCAACTAAAGAAGATGTTAAAGATGATTTACAACAACTCCTTCAAAGATTTGATAGACTTGAAGGTAAAATAGATGACATGATAAGGAGACAATCTAATGGCAATTAAAAAAGTTAAACCTCCTAGAGCTATGAAAGTTAAAACTCTTGTAGGAAGAAAACGTGGTAAAGGAGAAGGATTAACTAATGAAGAAGGATTAACTAAAGGTTCTGGACTAATTACTAAAAAAGTAGGAGAGAATTTAAAACCTGTTAAAGAAATTGTAACAGGAAAGAATATAAGAAAAACTATTATGGCTAAAGAAGGCTCATCAAAAAACAAACAAGGAGAAACCAAAGTGAATACTTATCAACAACAAAATGAAAAGAAATCATCTCAACAACAAAATAAAAAGAAATTATCATATCCAAAAACAACAGGAGAATTTAAAATAAATCCTAATGATACTTTAACTCAAATATCTAAATTAACTGGCAAAAGTATTAAAGAAATAAGAGAACTTAATCCAGATATTGTAGATGCAAATAAGATTAGAGCTGGAGCTGGACTAAAAGGATTAGGTAAAAGGTCTGATTATACTAATACTGATAATGTTAAAGCTAAAAAAACTAAATTAGTATTAGGTGCTGGTAGAGATAATAAGCCAGCTAAAAAAATGTCTAAGACTATAGATATGGGTGGTAAGAAAAAAACTACTCAAGAAATTAATAGAAAGTTAAGAGCAAAAGTTAATCCTAAAAGACCTACTACTAATATCTTTAAAGTAAAAAAAGGAGAGAGCACTACAAAAGCAGCAGATGCTAAAAGAAAAACTACAGGTAGAGGTTTAACAGTAAAAGGAAAAGCTACTCCTAGAAAACTTTCTAATGAAGAAAGAAGAAAGCAAGAAAGATTAAAGCGTTCTTTTAGAGCAGCCAATCAAATGAAAGAAGGTCCAGGTAGAGATAGAGCTATGGAAAGAGCACGTAAATATATGCGTAAATCTTTACGTGGTAAATTAGTAGATGGACCTAAAGCTGCTGAAAGATATGCAGAAATACTTGGTACTAAAAATAAAAATATAAAAGTTGCTAATAAAGCAACTGGTAGTAATGCTTCTGATTATACAGAAATTAGAATGAATACAAAATCTAAAGGTAAAGGTGCAGGTGCAGCTTTAAGAGGAATGGGAAAGGTAATAATTTAATGAACAACAAAAGATGGAAGTATTTTTCAGAAGATGAGCTAAGATGTAAAGGTACTGGTGAAGTTAAAATGATGGAAGAGTTTATGAATAAGTTAATTCTTCTAAGAGAGAAGCTTAATCAACCTATGGTTATTAGTTCTGGATATAGAACACCTGAACATAATGAAAGAATAGGTGGCTCAAAAAAATCTGCTCACATTTTAGGTAAAGCTGTAGACATTGTATGTTCTGGTGAGAAAGCACATGCTATTCTTACCCTTGCATTAGAGCTGGGGTTCACAGGTATAGGTGTTAAACAGCATGGAGACCATAAAAGTAGGTTCATACACCTTGATACAGTCAAAAGTGGCGTAGAAGGCATACCAAGACCATGGGTTTGGTCTTATAAGTAGCTGGTATGATTGTAACTAAAAGGACTTTACATGCACTCTATGAGCTTTATATGGAACAAATTTTAAACAATGAGGAATAAATGGACCCAATTACTGCACTTGCTGCAGCAACCACAGCATTTAACGCAATTAAGAAAGGATTCTCTGTTGGTCGTGATGTAGAAAGTATGTCTAAAGATTTAGGCAGGTGGATGGGTGCTATACAGGATGTAAAAGATGGTCATAAGAAAAGTAAAGGTAGGTCGTTTGGCTCTGTTGAAGAAGAAGCTTTGGAAACATTTGCTGCAAAGAAAAAAGCAGAGCAGATGGAATGGGATTTACGTAATTTTGTTAATTTGTCTCATGGTCCTAATGCTTGGAATGAAGTAATAAGAATACAAGCAAGTATAAGATTAAAGAAAAAAGAAGCTATAGCAGAAGCTAAAAGAAAACAAAGACGTATGATAGAGAATACTATTATAGGTGCTTGTTGTATATTTTTTTTAGGAGCAGTAGGTGTAGTTTTATATATTGTATTTAGTCTAAGATAAAGTCACACTTTTTTAATAATGTTATTACTTTTTCTTTTCCTAATATTTTTAAAGAAGCTACAATCTTTTCCTCTAACTGTTCAGGAGTATTTATATTTTCTTTATCGCTTTTATTTCCTCGTATTCTTGACAGTAGTTCTAAAGCTTTTAACGCACTGTTCCCATTATTGTTTGCTTTAGCTACAGTATATTGAGCTTCAATCTCAGACACAACATCTACATCCGTAGTTAATTCTTTTTCTAACTCAGCTATTCTTTCCTGTACTTCTTCGTTCTGAAGAAGACGATACCCTTGATTATAAGCAGACTCTTTAGAGTATCCAGCAGTACGTGCTGCATCAGTTGCATTTCTATTTAAGCAATATGCTTGTGCAAACTTTTCTTGTTTATCATTAAGTGACATAGTAATTTATTATTCCATTTAAATATATTGATAATGATATTCCATTTACTATAAGTAGTGCTCTATCATTCCATATTAATCCTACTATAGTCCAACCTAATAAACCAAAAGAACTAATAAATAAATTAATAGGATAAATGTTTTGAGCAGTAAACAGTATACCTATGATAAGTATAATAGAAGATACCCATTTAAGATACCAGTCTTTAGTCTTATAAGGTGTTGTTTTTTTTAGTTCTGCCATAACTTAGTAAACTCTTTTAACTCTGAGTACCCACCTACCTTCATAAATATTTGAGGTACTGTTTTATATCCTGATTGTTTAAATTTTTTTAATTTTTCAGGTGTATCTAATAATCTTTCTTCATACTCCCATTCTTTTTCTTTCATTAAATCTTTAGCTAGATTACAAAAATTACATCTATGTTGTGTGTATATAATAAACTTAGCCATCTTATATTACCTGCATTAATCCTATGATAATGCACCATACTAGTATTTCCATTATTTTTCTTCCTTTTGTTTTGGTGTATAAATTAAATAAAAAGTCCTACAGTTAGGACAAGACATGTTTGTTTCAATAGCATAATCTTCTGTATCTTCATCACAGTCATGGTCACCTCCCCATATTAATTCTGTATCACAATTCCAACATCTCATTGATACATCCTTACATTAGGTTTAGTTGTATCTATTGTAACAGGTTTACATATACCAGTATATCTTTTTTTAGTACCTGGTACAGCAGGTTGTTTACTTATTCTAGTAGCAAAATATTTACATCTATTAATATCACGAAAATGCATATCACTTTGTTGCACAGCATCACCTAAATAAATTACTAATAGAAATACAGTAGTCATTATTTAAGGTTATCTCTTGCTATATTCTTAGACTTTTCAAAAGACCTCATGGCTCCGAGTCCTAGAAGCGACATAACTAAAGTTACTAAACCTTCTACTTCTAGTTCTGGTGGTACCATCTCTGGATACCACATCATAGCACCCCATGTTAATATAGGACCGACAAAGAATTGCCAAAGTAAACCAAGACAACAGACCCACATTATTGCAGGACGAGCTCCACTAACAAATATACTAGGATGTTTAGCTTGTTCTTTATTAATATCTATTTGACCTTTTGCTAGTTCTTGTGCATGCTTCTCTGCCATAGTTGCAATAGAATGTGCTAACTTATTCTTCTGGTCTTTATCTTCTATAAATTTACCCAGCAGTTTTGTTGCTGGACCTATCAGACTTAGTAGTGCCATCTTCTTCTCCTTTAATACAAGTACCAACTATTCCTTTAGTTGATTGCCATGTTAAATAAATTTTTAAATGTTTATGTTTTTGTCTTATCTTATGACATTGATTAACCCACCATTCATTATTAAATAATGATACGTGTACGTTTCTACCTTTATGTTTTCCTTCTGGAAAAGTTTTAATTGCAGCTGCACCACAGACATTTAAGAATACTATCTTAGTTGCATGACTATATATTTTATCCATAACCCAATCTAAATCTTGAGAAGGTACATGTTCTAATACATCTGTAGAAATAACTGCATCATACTGTTTAGTAGGTGGTTCAGCATGTTCTAGATAAGCAGGGTCATATAAAGAAAATTCTGTAATACCTAAAGTATCTTGAATAGGTTCTTTTAAATCAGGATATTTACTTCCTTTATCTGCTTTTTTAAAATCTTTAGTATATAGTAAACCTTTACCACATCCATAATCTAAAAAACTTTTAATTTTATTTTCATCAAATATGCTTTTAATAATATAAGTTAAAGGTATTAAACTTATACCCATAAAAGCTCGTTCATCTTTATGCATTATTTTATATGCATCTATAAGTTCTTCGTATTCTTGTGAAGGAATAACATTTGGTTCTGGGTAATTACTCATTAAATGTCCTTTCAAATGAAGGTTGTTTTGCTCTTTGTTCTTGAGATAGATTCCATAGTTCACTTATTAAAGTATCTTTACCATGAAAGTTTATACACATCTCTAAAACATTTTCATTAAATATCTTTTCACAATCTTGTGCCATAGCTAAAAGCTCACCAGTAGTCCAAAAGTTTTTATCTTTAACAGCTACTTTAAAATACTTAGGTCTTGGCTCTTCATCATCAGCACCAGTTGTTTCTTTTTTCATATCATCTGTAGGTTCATTCATACAAGAATCATAGCCAAACAAATCAAACTGCCTGAATCCCATAGTATGCATAATACCAATAGCTCTCATTGCTGCACAAGTACCACCTGTAATTAATGTAGAACCTTTAGGTATACCTAGTTCTTCATTAAGTGTTACTTGATTATTTACTATACCTTTCTTTTGTTCTTCTGGGTCACGTAATGATTCTGTAAATGCATGCCATCCCCATATGTCTGCTTTCTTTTCTATTAAATAATTAGTAACAGAAGGGTCAGTCATAGATGCAACAAAGAATTTAGTTGTTGGATGTATAGTTTTAAATAGTTCTTTTCTTACTACACCATGAGTACTTGTACCAGTAATAGGTCTAGGGTCTAGTACTATACAAGCCCAAGGTTGTATACCATGCTCTAATAATTTAGGATAAGAATGTTTAACAGCTATAATTTTTTTCTTAGGATTATTGTATATAAAATCAGATAACTTTTTATAGTCTGTAAATGGACCACCTGAAACTACAATAGCACCTTGTTGATTCATTGGATATTTAGATAACCATTTATCTTTATCTATAAGTTTCATGTTAGCTTTAATATTATTTCTAATATAATCTTTAGGAACACAATCTCTAGGATTAACTACAATAGGTACATTTAATAATTCTTTAGGTGGTTTATCTAAATCTTTACCATGTAATATTAAATTTAAATGTGTGTGTCCTCCTCCTCTAACTCTATCTCCTGAAGGAAGAACATACTTTTTTATTTCTTTATCTATAGATTTAAATACTTCATTAGTTCCTTTAAACTTTTCTTCTACATCATTCTTATCTTTATCAGCTAAGAAGTAATGGTCCATCATTACAATAGGTATATGTTTTAAACTATCGTAATCACTCTTAGCAGTAGGTATACTATTACCACCACCTATTAAAGCAAAGTCTATAGTAGGAAGAAACTTAAATAAATTTTCTTGTTTTAAAGTTTCTCTTGAGTTACCTTTAGTTAAAACAAAAGTAAATGTTTTCTTTTTTTCTTTCATTTTATCTTTAAACTCAGTTAATCTTTTGTCTACAGCAGCCATAGTATTATGTGCTTTAACATTAAACTCTTCTAAGTCTGTCTCTGTAGTCCCATCTTCAAACAAATCATAACCATAGTATTCTACTTTATCTGTATATTCAAAAGCAGTTAAAGCCATTTCAATAGCACGTCCTGCATTCCATGTACCAACTTCTAAAAAGTTTTTAGGTTTATAGTGACGTATTACTTCAGCTAATTGTTTATATCTATTAGGCATTATGTCAGGACTTGTTTCTTCATTAGATAAATCAAATAATCTATTACCTTCTTTATCTCTTAATGGTAATGTAGAAGGATTAATATTACCATTAAAATGTAGAATCGTATCAGTAATACTTTCTAATGTAACAGCTTTTAATCCATGTGTTAAATATATATTCATTAATCTTTCTGTAATAAATGCATCATGCCATTCTCTATATTGAAATACTTCTCCTGCTACATATGCTTTTTTTAAATCCATAAGTAAATCATATGTTGCTTGATGATTTAAATTAAAAGCCATGACAGAAGAATCAATACCTTGAGTACCATCTTCATAACTACGTAATCCTCTATATGCTATATGTGCATCTTCAGGTAGCATCTTATCTAAGTCAGCTTCAGTTAATCTTTTATTTACATAAGAGTCTGCATCAATCCATATTAACCAACCTTTTTTATACACAGCTTCTGCATGTTTAGTTAATGCAAATACTTTATGACTATTTCTTTTAGCATCTAGTTTAATATTATATGTTATTTGTCCACCTTCTGTACCATCATGTATAGAATGCATTTCTTTAAATGTATTATACTCTTTAATATCATTAATACTTTTATAAGAAATAGAATCTTTTTTAATTAATTTATAAGAGTCTATATTACAATCGTGATAGTAGCAGGTTAAGTTTAATGCAGGTTCAAATTGATTGTCTATAGATTTAATTAAATGATGTCCTATATTCTTATAAATAGTTTCATTAAAAGAAGTTACAAAGTTGTACTTACTCATATTAGATAGTCCTTATCTTGTGGTAGAATGCCATTATATTTTAACCACTTAGCATCATTACACCATTCAACAGCATATTTATTATCTTGTACTCTTGTTCCACCCCAGTCCTTAAACCAAGGTCCACCTGTAGTAAAGTGTACATTCTTAGCTTCTAATTTTTCATTTGAGTGTCCATCTAACCAGTTCCATTCTTCAGGTAGAGTTCCTATATCTGCTTCTTTATCTGGTAACCATTGAAATGTATGCAGCCATCTTCCTGTTTGAGTATTGATAGCATCTACTGTAAGTTTTTCATTATAGTGATGTGAACAATTAAACATCATAAGACTAGACCAGTTCTTTCTTGCATAAGGTTCTTGTACTTTACCATCCATTTTAGTTCCTTTAGGTGGTTCATACTTATGTTTAACACACCATAATGGATAATAATTATCTTGACACATATCAAATAATTCTGTTATATCAGTTCTAATATACATATCACAGTCCATATATAAAGCTAAACCTTGATACATATTTAAATGTGGTACAAGAAATCTAGTAAAACTAAAATCAGTAGAGAAAGGTTTACCATCTATTTCATCAAAAGATTGTCCTCCTATTGAGTTAGATTTTCTAGTATATAATCCCATTCTTGAAACAACATCTTTTTTAATTGGTACAACACGTACACCTTTAGTTGCTATTCTTTCTATTGAAAACTTTAAAACTTCATAAGCTGTATGTTCTCTTGAATCATAACCAATGTATACTGTATTAGTCATTTCTTTTCTTATCCTCATGCTATCTCCTGTATATAATATTGTAGTGTTCTAATTATAAATCATTTATATATTAAAGTCAACAAATATTTATATATCTACTAACTCACATGAACCTGCAGTGCATGCTAACTCTTGTGAACCTTTTGTTGTATCTTCTTTCTCAAACTTACTAAGCTCAGACCAGTTAATATTCTTTGGCATTTTAGCTGCAAGCTCTTCATATGTAGCTTTATCTATGTCTTGATAAGGTGCTTGTTGATATGTATGGTCAGAAAAAGGTAAGAAAGATATACCAGATAGTGCATCAAAGTTATCCCAACACCAATTACCTACGTTAATCCATTCATGTTCTTTAACAGATATAGTTACTGAAGGTTTATGTTCACACCAATGCTCTGCATAACACTTCCATATCTCTAGCTGTTCTATAGCTGTCATATCATCTCTGAATACAGCATTAGAATCTGCTTTCATAGGAAAAGAAAATACAGAATTATTTGGCTGCATTACATCATCTTCACAAGGTATACCCTGGTCTTTCATAAATTCTGTTAGTGGGTCTTTCTTATCTCCTCTAACTGTTCTTATGTAATAAGGATTATGTCTAGCATGAATACCACTAGCACTATCTACTAACTGACTAACTGTGCCTGAAGGTTTAACACAAGTAATAGCTGTTGATTGTGGTATGCCTAACTTCTCTGACCACTCTTTGTTTACTGTTACAGCTTTTTGTTTCATATCTTGTAGTGTTTCTGGTAACGTACTTCTCATTCTAGATAGTATACTATTATCCATAATACCTGTTAATGATACACCAAGTAATCTTTCTTCTTCTGTATTATCTTTCCATCTCTTTCTTAGATAACCAAAGTTAGTAAGTGTAGCTTGTATTGTACCTAATATAGTAGCTACTTCTATTTTATTCTTTAATGTTTCTACTGTATCAGTAGGTCTACATACTACCTCAGTTAAGTTACAAAACTGATTAGGTCTAAGTATAATTTCACTACAAGGATTAGTACCAAATGCATAGTCTGATTTACGTCTACCATTCTCTTTAGCTTTTGCTTGAGCTGATACTCTACTAAAGATACCACGTTCACCTGATTTACTTTCATATAAAGCTAACCATTCTTTCATAAAAATACCTACATCAGGTTTCTCTGTATAAGCTACTGAGTTATTAGCTAATGCTCTTTCAGGATTTGTCTCCCACCAAGCACCAGACTTAGCAACTCTTAATCTCTGGTCTGATAAATTAGATAGAGATATAAGAGCTGACCTACGTACACCACCAACAACTACAACTTCACCTGTTTTACATACAATATCGTGACACTCCATAGAAGATAACTTTCTACCTTTAGCTTCTTTAAATTTATTAATAGTAAAATCAATTAAATTAAGTAATGGTTGAGGACCACTAGCTCTTCCTCCAAATGTTTTTAATCTTGCACCTGCAGGTCTTATTTTATTTGGGTCTATTTTAGGTACTCTATTAGTATAAAGAAAAGATATTAAATCTCTAAATGCTCTAGCCCATCCTTCTTTAGAATCAGCTATAGATATTACATCTTCTGTATGTTCAAACTCTCTATCAGGTATAGTAGGTAGTTTAGAAACTCCTTCTCTTTCAACAGAAAAACCTACACCTGTACCATTCATAAGTATATAAAGTATCTCATCAAAAGAACGAGGACTATCTATAGGTACATAAGAACAATTATATCCTGATATGTTTTCTCTTTCTAGTGCTGGACCTGCTGTCATTAATGCTCTCATTGAAGGCATAACTTGTAGTCCTATAATACTATCTTCTATTCTTCTCCATACTTCAGGAGGTAATACTACACCTAAGTTTTTATCTAAATGTCCTTGCATAAAATTACTAAACCTAGATACTGTTTCAATCCAGCTTTCTCTTCTACCTTCATCAGGTAACCAACGTGCATATCTAGATGCATGTATAAATGTTTGATAGTCTGTAGGTAAATAATTACTCATTATTAAACTGCTCCTTATATTTTTCTATTGCTAACTGTAGACAGTGAATTCCTTTTTCATAATCTTCAATTACATTTCTACCTTTATTTTTATGCCTAGCTCTTGTTATATATTTAATACTATTTCCTTCTAAAAAAGTTAAATTGTTTGCTACAATATAATCTACAGGTTGAATCTTTAAATTTTTATAATGATTTCCTCCTACTTGTTTACCTCTTATAGCAACTTCTTTTAAATTTGTTTTATTAAAATCTTTTTTATCTTTAACTGTTTCTCTTATTGCATCATCCATTTGTCCCATTTTATTTTCCTTTTATAATTTTGATAAAAAATAGGCTACTAAAACAATTAGTAACCCTATACATATTCCTACTAGTAAAAAAAATATATTAACATCATAACTTGAATTGAAGTATAACATTAGTACATTCATAGTCAACTCATTTAGATAACAACTTATTAATTCTTTTTCTTACATACTTAACTTCTTTTGATTGTAAAACTTTATATGCAAATCCTCTAACATATTTAGAATCTAAGTTAGCACTATCACATATGTATTCAAAGTTAGAACAAGTAACACCTACAGTAGAAAAAAACCATCCTTTAGCTTGGTCTCTAGCTACAATACTTATTTCAGTTTCATTAGATGCTTCAGGTTTTGTTGCATCTAGTAATGCTTGAAGTATTACTGATAAGAATAAAAGTCTTTCAGTAGGACAATCACTAAATGATTTCTGCAAATATTCTGTGTATAGTATTTCTTGTTTTTCTTTCATTAATCCACTCTTCAGGTATCCCTTCTCTTAAAGAACAATATTTAAAATTGTGTCTGATGCACCAACTTGCATTAGTCATCTTACCACCTTTATATAATTTAGCTTTTGGATTATCAAATATAAATCTTATATCTAATTCTGGTTTTTGTTTTTTTATAAACAAATGTTTCTTTCTATCTTCTCTTACGAATCTACCTTTAACTTCTAATATAATTCCATTTTCTTTTAATATAAAATCTGGAATATATCTTTTATGTTCTAACCATTCGTATTCTATTTTACCTTTTTCATATTCATGAGCTATCTTTTTATCTATAAGTAAGTTGTATATCTTTTCTTCTGACTTACTACGAAACATTTACTTCTTCGACATTAGGTAATTTTTTAACTTGTGTAAGATGTCTAATGCCTTTTGAATATTTAAAACCACGTAGTCCCTTACCCTCATTAGCATCAGCCCAACATTCTCTTTTATAAGAGCAGTATACGCAACCAATCGAAAGTTTAAAGTTACCACTAACACCATCAGGTACATCAGGGTAGCACCTCTGAGGTTTAATATCTTGTACCACAACTTTTTTAAGGTGTTTAATCCTATCTTTAGCATTTATCATCTCCATATCATGTAGTTTAAGTAAAGCAAGTGAACCATTCTGTTTATCAATAGCAAAGAAAGCAGCTTCTTTATCTCCATGAGCATCAGCATAAGCTGATATCTGTGCTATGTAACCGAAAGGGTCTTCTTCTCTTAATGTACCATGACTAAATTTTTTAAAAGAAGAAGCTGATGCACTCTTAACATCAACTAATACTCCATCTATTCTACAGTCTTGATGTCCTACAACACCTTGTACTTTAACTTCTTTCTGTTCTTCCGTAACAGTATGTCCTGCTAGTTTAGTTAAAGCTATAAGTAAAGACTCTAACATATGTCCATATAAAAACTTTATTCTAGTAGCAGGTGTAAATTGTTTTTCTTTATTAGTGTTCTTCATATCATACCATAGTTGTCTGTCTGGTTTTCCTATAGCAGATAATCTTAAATTATTTTTTCCTCTAGGTTCATTATATAGATAATCAAAAAGACATTCTTTTATTTCTTTTCCTAATTGTTCTAGTATTTTATTTGCTTCTGTCTTAGATAAGTTTGGTTTGTTTGCTAAATCAAATAGTCTATAAATATCTTCTACTAATGTATCAATGTTTTTCATGTGTAAAAAAAGGGAGTAGTAAAATGAACTAAAACTACTCCCTATCCCTTCAGTTAGGAATTATGCAAAAGCTGCAGAAGTATCTTCATTTGATGTATATCCATCTTTAACTACATCAAAATCTTCTTGTGGTCCTGAATCATAAGGTACAAGGTCTGTTACTTGTACTGATTTTAAATCAGCTGATGTACCTTTTCTACCTTTAAACTCCCAATCGTATGTAGAGTATAGTACATTAACTAAGGAACCATTTCCTATTAGTGTATTGATAAGAGGTCTCTTTTGAGCATCTACTACAATAGGTGCAGCATTCTCATTACCATCTTTTCTTTTCACTTTTCTTTTTACTGTTACAAAATCTCCTCGGTCATCACCTTTGTTCTTAATAGTAAGTCCATCAGCTTTAACCATTTCAATGTTCTTTTTATCTAAGTTACAAACATCAAGAGTCCACACACCATCTGCATCAAATGTTGTATTAGGTGATGTAATGGATGCCCAATAAGCTTTTCCTGTTATAACTGTCATATTTAATTAACTCCTTTTTACTGTTATAAGATACATAATCATGTACCTTTTGTTATTAATAAATTTATTATTATATATTTAATTATTATTGTCAATACTTTTTTTAATAATATCTGAAGAAAAAATATTCTGGATATTCATTAGATACATTTTACTTGCATTATGGTCTCCACCAGATACTGTTTTCTTATTAGTTGTTTGTTCTACAATACGTCTAAGCATATCAGTTTTAAAAACTAATGTTGCATATACGTCTTCATTTATACATAGATTATGAAACCAATAGTCTGATTCAGTAGCTGCTATACCACTAGGTTTACCATAGCTTTCATATTCTATTGCTATGTTACCTGTCTTTAACCACATACCTCTTTCTGATTTCACTTCTATCTTCTTATCTTGTAACATGTCTGCTACAATCTTCTCTTTAACTAGACCATACTTTAAGTCTAAATCAAATTTCTTTCTATCTTGTATCTTTGGTTTTAATGTGTTGCTGCCCATGTTAATCCTGCCTTCCACTCACTATCTAAAGGACAATTAAGTTTTAATATTTGTTCTGTTTGTTTAATAGATTCTTTACTTATCTGTCCAAACTTTTGTACATCTTTATGATTAACTTCAAATTGATATTCATCATGAACAGATGCTACTAAGTGAGCATCAATACCAGAAGCAGTAATCATATCCATCATACATACTAACCATTGTTTACAAACAATAGCACCTGCTCCTTGTAGTAAAGTATTTAAAGCACTATGAGGACTACGTATTTGAAAGACTCTACCATCTAATCCTTTAATAACTCCTTTTATAGAAGCTTCTTGTACATTATCACGTAATGCTGCAAGAGCAGGCATATTAGTTAAGAATCTGTTAACTAATATTTGTCCTTGTTTAGCACCTGCATCTACAACTTTACCTATTTTAGCTGCACCTGCTCCATATAAAAAAGCATATATAAATGTTTTAGCTTGGTCTCTATTAGTTAAACCTGCCATCTTCATATTAGCTGTATGTATGTCACCTGTTAACAACTCATTAGTAAATTTAGCATCATTCATATAATGTGCTAGACATCTTAATTCTAAACCACTCGCATCAGTACCTACCAATGTATACTTAGAAGAGTCAGATACTGTCCAACAATCTCTACATTCTTTACCATAAGGAGAATAGGTAGCAGGTACTTGAGCAAGGTTCGGAGAATTGTGTGCCATACGTCCTGTAACAGTTTTTAATGTCATTACTCTACCATGTACTTTGTTATCATCTCCACATAACTCTATCCAGGATTTAATTTGTGACACTCTTTTTTGTAGTAGTAAATATCTTGAAAACATTTTAGCTTCTTTCATATCAATATTATTTAATACTTCTTCATTTACTATTACATTACCTTTATCAGTTTTAAGTTTAGGTTTCCATCCTTTTTCTATTAAACGTTCAGCTATTTGTTTTCTACTACCAATATTAAAAGGTATATATTTAACTTTAGTTTTAAGTTGAACTTCTGTAGGTGGAAATATTTCTGTAGCTTCATTAGATAAACTATTAGCTTCATCTTCTAAGGATGCTTTAAGTGTAGTTGCTTTTCTTAAATCTAAAGTAAATCCATTCTCTTCTTGCTTATCTATAATAACTCTAACTTTTTTTTCTAGTTCTATAGATTCATTAGAAAATTTACTTTTCTCTTTATCTAATTCATTCATTACTTTATGAGTTAAGTTTACATCCTGTGTGCAGTACGTAAGCATATCAGGAGAATACGTATCAAAAGAATCCATATCTCCTTTTTCAAATCTTAACTTCTTTCCCCATGCATTTAGTCCATGTCCTTCTTCTCTTATAGGATTAAAGAGTTGTGATTCTATTAGAGTATCTCTTATCTGATTAGATTCAATAGACGAACCAGTAAATTTATTTAATAAAGGTGCATCAAAAGATAAACCATTATGCATTATAAATGTATCAATGTTCTTACTCCAATCTTTAAAGTCTTTACATTCTTCTTGTACCCAATGTTTAATCGTATTAGTCTTAGGACACTTAGCTACAATACAATGTATTTGAGTAGCTTCATTCTTAAAACCATTTGTTTCTATATCAACTATAGCTGCCATCTTTCTCCTCCTTTCCACACCAGTTACAAGGTTCTCCTTCACCTATTTCCATTAAACTATCTTCAACATTACAATAGTGTTTCCACATTTTTATTCTATCTGGATTTTCACTAGGTTCTTCTGGAATAATATATTTCATTTTATTTTCTCTTTATTTATTTATATTTTTAAGTATATGTGCAATTACATTTATTGTCCACCCATTTCCTAACATTTTATATCGTTGAGTTTTACTAACACTTGCTGTATAAAAATCAGGAACTGTTTGTGCTCGTTCACATTCTAATGGTGTAATATATCTTAATCCTTTTTTATCTGGTATTCCAAAAAATCTTTGAGAACTACAACCTTTTCCATGTGAACCTTCTATCATCTGAACTTTCTCATTATCTTTTTGTATTCTTAATTTTTTATTTTTTCTTTTACTATGTCTATGAATCCAATCTAACATCTTATTAGAATAATAATATTTATCATTTACATTTTTTTCTTTTATATCTTTATATAAAATATTTTTATCTTTAGGTATTTTAAAAGATATATTAGTCCAATATAATCTTTTTCTATTTTGTGCTGATACTAAATTACTATTAACTTCTATTGGTTTAACACCTAATTCTTTAGATATAATATTTTCATATTCTTTTTTCATCTTAACATTCTCATATAAAAACCAACTTGGTTTTAATTTATTTTTAATTTTAACATAATCAAAAAAGTATTGACTTCTTTTATCTTTAAATCCTAATTTTTTACCTGCATTAGAAAAGCCTTGACAAGGAGAACCACCTAATAATAAATCAAAAAAAGGAAAATTTGCACTGAAATCTATATGAGAAACATCACCTAAATTAATTGTATCAGGATAATTTAATTTAGTTACTTGAATACAAAACTTATCTATTTCGGCTGTAAAATAATTATTGTATTTTATATTAGCTTTATTAAGAGCTAATTGTCCACAAGACATTCCATCAAACAAAGATAAGACATTCATTTTAATCTCCTACATCAAATTGATTAGTATCGTCAAGCTTATTATCTTTAAGCTCTTTTAATCTACCTGTTGCTCTATCATAAAGTAAATTACCTGCTGCTCCTGTATCACCTGTATATCTATTCTTTAAGATACGAAGCATAGTTGTATTAGCTGTCATAGAATCATGTGCTTGTTGATTACGTTCAAGAGCAATAACACAATCACTAAGATGTGCAATAGAAGCTGAACCTCTAAGATGTGACAGTGTAACTTCTCTACCATTTTCGTGACCTGTATCACCTGTTGGTCTTCTTAAATGTGATACTAATAATAAACCTACACCTGTCTGTTCAACTAAACTTCTTAACTTAGTCATAAGAATATCAATAGACTTTCTTTCATCATCTCCCTCTTGTCCACTAACTAAAATAGATAGATGGTCTAAGATAATCCATTTACAATCTAAAGCTTTAGCCATGTATTGTACACGATTTAGTATTTCATCATTATGTATAGAACCAAAGTGGTCAAAGGCATAGAACCTACCAGTTCCTATAGTAGCATCTTCCCACTTTTTTAATTGTTCTCTTGTATGTTGGTCTCTAATTTCTTTAATATATAATCTAGCACCTGCTTCAACAGACATAATATTAAATGCAGTTTTCTTAATGTTTTCTTCTAATGCTAAGACACCTATATTAGAATTAGTAGCAGTAAGTATATGATGCATTAGTTCTCTTGTTACTGATGACTTACCCATTCCTGCACCTGCAGTAAAAGTAACTAACTCACCTGTTCTCATACCATAAGTCTTATCATTAAGAGCTTGCCAAGGATACAAACATGTATCATTCTTTTGTTCTTCATATAAAGAACTTTGTAATGATTTAAGATTAATAATACCTGCTGGTGTATATACATCTGCATCCCACCATGCATCTAAGAACTTTTTACTTTCTCCTCTTTGTGCATACTCATTAGCATCTTTGTAATCTAAACGCATAATCTTACACTTATTAGGTTCAAAGAGTTGAGCTACTTTAGATGCTGCTGCTTTACCTGGTTCGTCATTATCAAAACAAATTATAATTGTTTCAAACTTATTTAAGTATTCATAAGATGCTTTACAATCTCTTACTGCACCTGCTGCTCCTGTCTTAACAGAAACACAAGCCCACTTAGCACCCATCATTTGATAAGCAGACATACAATCTATTTCACCTTCAGTGATAGTAACAAACTTACCTCTTGCTGCAAATAAGTTTTGTCCGAAGAGACCTGCTGTAGATATAGAACCTTCAGCCCAGAACTCTTTCTCTTTAGTGTTACGTACCTTAGATGCTACATGTGAATTATTACTATCATAGTATTTATATATATGTTGTGTAATATTATTGTCATTGTCTTTACGTACAGCAACATTAAACTTACTACAGGTTTCTTTATTTATTCTTCTATCATGTAGTGCTTCAGTATGTCCTTCTGTAAAATTAGTTTTAACTACACCTCTTATAGGTGCAGGTGTTATATTATTATTATTGTTCATTTGTTTCCTTTCTGGTGGTGTATAAGTGTTACATGAAAAGCAGTACCAGTGTCCATCTTCATATAATGTATTTGCATCACTTGAACTACAGTTACTACATGCTCCTTGTTTAATTACTTTATCGTTCATTTTATCGTTCATTTTATTTTATCTCCTAATCATTATTATCCAATACAGTTCTATATAGTTCGTTAACAAAACTAGTTTTATCTTCCATAACTTCATTAACTTCTTTCTTAGCTAACTTCTTAGCTTCTTGTTTAGTATAACCTTCTTCTTGATACTCTTTAACAAAAGTCCAGAACATTCTATTTCTTTCTTTATCCCAGAGATTTGTGCTCATGTATCCACCTTACTCTTTCTATTCTCTTATCTTTAGTATAATAAGTATATTTATATTTATTATTCTTGTCAACATAAGAATATTTATTTTTAGAAAATTTAGAATACAATACCATATCACATCCCATAGTTTTCCAAACTCCTTGATGTAAGTTCCAATGTTCTTCTGGAGTTAATGAGCACTGTTCATTCGTATTAGTCATCATGTTTTATATCCTTTTCTGCCCAGCTAATACCACCAGAAAACGTGGCTTCTGGGTTTATTTTTCTACGTAAGTAATGTAGTTCTTCTGTTAATACTTTTATTCTTATATGAGCTCTGCTCAGTTGTTCTTGTAAGTCTTTAATATTCTTTTTATATAAGTCTTCTCTTTGCTGTGTCATATTAATGTATCCTATATATTTTAATTGAGCTAGAATTTAAATCAAAATCTATTGGTGCTATACTTAATATAAAAGAAGTAGCTTCTTCAATAGATTTAAACTTCATTGGCATTTGAAAATCATCTACTAAATAGTCAGGTAACTCATCTTCAAAAGGACTAGCGTGAGCTATAACATAAGCATCTTTAACATTCATTATTATTCTCCTGTAGTAATGCTATTTAAGTATAGCATATATATTAATAATATAAAATAATTATTTTAATTACGTACTAGTATTAAGCATATCAATGATATAACTAATACAATTGGAAAGATATAGTTTAACCAGAGTGTCTTATCTTTTTCTGCTGGTGCGAACCAGTGACCAGTACGTTTCATTCTACGTTTACGTTCAGTTTCTTTATCCATCTTTTAAATCTCCTCCTCCATATGTTATCTCACAATCTGAATTACCCCATTCATTACCATGATATTCAACTAATACAACAAGACTATCATATAATGGAATCTTATGTGTTGTTCCTTCTTCAGAATAATTTACATCTGCTTCAGAAACTACAAAACTTATTTCTTCTCTTGTTAATTTTCTATTACTTTTAATAGTATAACTTCGTGTATCTTGTGACCATTCTTCAAAGCCATATGTATACTTACTCATTTGTTATTCTCCTTTATTTTATTATCATTTTTACCTACTGCTGACCTGGGCAGTACAACTACTTCTGCATCTGTTTCTATCCAGACCTTAGCACCACAAGACAAAGGCTTATCAGGACTGTATATAACTTTACTCTCACCTAGTATCTTTACTTCGTGAGCATATGTATTACTATTATAAGTCTTAACAGTAATTACTGGGTCTCTTCTATCATTCTTGTGATTAGATTTAATAACGTGTTGGTTAATATGTATTCTAGTCTTCATGATTTATATCTCCATGTCCATTAACTACATTAAAAGATTCTTCAGATAGTATAACA